CTGTACCCGATGTTTGTCCATCAATTGTAGATGGGGTGAAAGCTACACTTCCATTATAGATATCACTATCAGCTTTAGCAAAAACCCAATCGTTAGAATTAGCATAAACCTCATTAGATCCAAGAGAAGGTAAAGCACCACCGCTAGCGTTAATACTAGATGCATATCTTTGCTCTGTTAATGTTACGCCACTAATTGCAGAGGGTCTATTACCACCAAGAGGGAAGAGAGCTGTATTTTTTTCTGGTTCTTGAATTACTGCTTCATTATTATCAAGTATAATATTAAACCAATTATCCGAATCTGTACCAATACTTTTTGCATTTCTAAAGCTCTTACCAGAATTCATATCAATATCAAAAAGATGATACCTATAATTTGAACCGTCTTCAGTAATACCCCTCACTCTTGCATAACCAAGGAATCCGCTAGATCCTCCTGCAAAATCTGCACTATCTTGAATACTTAATCTTTCAAGTGTACTTAAGTTAGGTAGTCCATTTGTATTACCATTTTCCCCAGAGACGTTAACAAAGTTACCAAAGTTAGCAACAACGCTAACCCCGGTTGAAACTGATGTACTTCTAGATTTAGGAACACGAACCTCAGACGGATTTCTTGAAACTCTAAATCCATCAACAACAGCAATACCATCACTAATTTTTAGAAGTAGATGTGTATCCTGTGAATCTTCTTCGAACTTAACTTCAAATGGTTTAATAATATAATCACCAGAATTTTCTTTGATTCTTTGCGCCGTTACCCGATTAGGAACATTGTAAGGATTAAATTCTGATACGACTTTACCAATTCCACCTTTAAAAATTTCACCCACGAACACGAATGTTTCATTACCAACAATCTCAGATCTTTTTATTAGTTCTAATCTAATTCTATATCTGTCAGCACCTGGCGCCGCTTGATTAGGTACTGCGCCTTGGTTATCATATAGATCAGTATCATCTGTTGCTGTTACAACGTCTTCAATAACTTTAAATCCAATATCACCTGTAAAATTATCAGTATACTTTGAAGCAATAATGGATTGATCTTCAGTAAAGACAAAGTGACCTTTTACATAAAAAATACCAGATCTTACACTTGCTCGAATACCAGTTCCAACGGCAGGATTTGCCTCTGTATTTGTAGTTTGTACGGTAAGAGTTGTAGTTCCGTTTGTTATGTTTACACCAGGCGCCATACGAATTGAGGTTGCTCCAGCGGTAGCATCTTTCGTATAAACGTATTTTACGTAAAGTGTTGCGGGATTATCTGCATCTACCCTTTCAACTACTTCAATTACTTCAACTTTAATATTGTTTGCATCAACACTAGTAAATGTTGTACCAACTAAAGTATTTGGCTGTCCAGGAAGAGCGTTACTTGTTGTATCAAGTTTAATAAATTCATATCCACTATTAATATTAAAGCCACCAGCTTTTACAATAGAACCTTCTTGGAAGGTATGGTTACCGAATCTTTCGATTTGTTTTTGTAGAATAGTTTGCGCTTGAGTTAATTCTCTTGCCTGTACGATTCTACCACTATTAAAAAGGATTCTATGATAGTTATCGCTATCAGTAAAATCGTCTTTATAGGTAGTATTAAAAGTGGTACTAGTAAGATTTGTTGCCATATTTTTACACCGTTAAAATAACTTTAATATCTTCCTGCTGGGAAGCATCTCTCAAAACCTTTGCCCTATTTTCCATATAAAGAATATCGCCACTATATGGATTGACTGTAGCAAGTCTATTAGCACTATCTACGGATATAGAATTAATACCGTCGGAAATTGTAGCACCGTCAGAAAATACACCAAATCCAGAACTATCGTTTTGATGGTAAAAAATTCGTGTTCCTACAACGTCATCAACATATGCTCTAATTGGTGGTGAAGAGGTATCACTAATCTGTCTTCCGATTGTAATTGATGTAGCACTTGCAGATAGCATTGCTCTTGTAGTTCTGCTCGAAGTTCCTGAGAAAAGACCCCCAATATGACCGCCTGCACTATCTTTTTCTCTTAATCCTTTTAGTACACTAATTTGTCTGAAAGAATTACCAACAATGAAAGTTGCCGAATCACCTACTGTTACAGGACCATCGGGTTTAATATTTAACATAATAGAGCTAGCTTTTAAATCTTCAATAGAATTCTTACCTAATCCTTCGCGAGGGCCAATAATCGCTCTTGCCTTTGCAGGCTTAGATGGCGAACCGTCAAAAAGAACTTCTGCATAATCATATCCGGAACCAAGACCAGCACTTTCATTATTCATTTCAATTTTTACGACTTGACCGCCTGAAAGAGTTGCGGTTGCAGCAGCTGCTGAACCATTACCTCGTAATGTAATCGTAGGTGTTGTTGACCCATATCCTTCACCATTCGATTCAATTTCAATACCAATAATTTGTCCACCAATTGCATTATCCTGAACAGCCTTTTGATCTGTTTCAAAAGCATTTGCTGCTGTGTCACCAACAATTTGTACAGGAACAAAGTTTGCAGAAAGGAAGGAGTTTGCTTTACCAGCACTTACACCATATAGAAATTTCCAAACATATCCATCAGCAGTCTTGAATGGTTGATAGTTATTTGCACCAGCTGGTACTTCAGGCTTATTCACCGATGTTTGGGATTCACCTGCTGAATTCTTAGCTTGTTGTAAGCAGATAAAAACTTCGTTGTTGTCTGTTATAACATAGTAAGAATTAGAAGGTATACCTACAGATGCATCATCGTATGCAGAATAAGTATTTCCTGATGTCCAGTTATATCTGGGAATTACAAAAGATGCAGCTTCAACTTTTTTCACAGACTGCATATTATTTCTATGGTCTCTTTCTTCCCTATTCGATCTAACTGGGCTAACTACTGTATCTGTTGCATTGTACACATCGGATTTTCCTATGCCAATATAATATTGGCTAGAATCTGCCGCGGTACTAATTTCATCTACAAGTAATTTTGCTAGATTTTTTCTTAAATTGTCTGTTACTGTTGCTGCCATTTAATTACCCATTACACTATTGTTATTGTGGCGCCTGTACCCATTAATAACCAGTTCGATCCATCCCAGATACATTGCGCTGTTTCATTTTGATCAAGTTCAAAACTAGTTCCTTGAGCAAAAGAACTAGGAGTAACTGTTACTTTGCCTGCCTTTTGATTTGTTAATACTTTTATTTCGCCTGTTGTTGTTCCAGCTGCTAAATTAACCGTCATAGCAGCGCCATCAGCTCTTGCACATATAATAAATGTTGTTGAAGGATCTGCTGTTTGCGGACTAGAATTAGCGCTCAGAGTAGAAGATTGATATGATATTTCACCAAGGGTTTTATTTGTAATTGTTTGAGATACGGTATCCATAATCAAAGTACCAGAAGCGTTTGGTATACGAACTAATCGATCCGCAGTTGCATCTTCTGCCATTAATCTAGTTTCAAAATCATTTGCTGTTGCTCCTTCAAAGACAACAGCTGAATCCTCAAGACTAATTTGCGAAGATAACGTATTGCTATCACCACCTAATTTTTGGTATAACTCAACAAAGTTTTCATTAATTTTATTGCCAGCAGCTCGCAGGGTATCGCCTGTGCCGTCATTGGCTGAGGTACCAGTTGATAAATTTTGTCTTGTCATAGATAAACCCTTATTTTCTTATAATGTTATTTATAATCGTTTAGATGGATGAATCACTCAAATAACGAGTAAACATGTCATTATCCATAGTTTCTGTAATGAGTGACAGATCTGGTCCAATTGAATCATATGATTCTCTATTCCCATTTCCTACAAAGACACTTGTGAATGCCCAGTTATCTTTTACGTCGCCAAATTGATCCCCATCTTGGAAGAATTCAAGATAAACATTTGAATCAGCAATACCAGTTATACTAACTGTTTGTTTATCCCATTGATTGGGAGTTACTGCTGTTGGATCAACAGACTTCAGTACTGATGGGTTAAGAATTGTACCATCAGTATGTAATGTTTTACCAAAATGGAGGTATAAACTTTCAAGTGCAGAATTCGGGTCATTACCCCATCCACCACCACCTTTTAGCGTCCAATAGAATACTTTATCAACACCAGATAAATCAACAGTGTACTTAGTAGTATAATGTCTTTCGTAATTTTCTCCACTATCTGTACCAGCAACGTAGTTATTACTACCAGTAACCATGAGTATGGTATTTGAATCAATAAATCCGTCGGATGATGTTAGAGACATAGTTCCTGTCGTTGGAAGAGCTCCAACTCTACCATTGGGATTCCAGTAATCAAAGAATGCTGAATCATCGCCAGCGTTCCACTGAGCAATTGTACCTACAAGACGTAATGTTGGATTCGTTCCAGCTGCCCCTATTCCACCAATTTGTCCATTTGTATTACTAAATGATATGTCATCTGATCCAACATCAAATGCTCTTCTTCTCCGATTAATATCAAATGTAAATGAATTAGGAGATGTTATTTCTTCAAGTGTTTGGTAAAAATCACTTAATCTAGCTGCACTAATATCCTGATATGCTGCAATGTTATCTGTTAAGCTAATTCTAAATACGCCATCGGTAGCAGGATCACCATTGTAACTAGAATCAAGTATTGCAGTCATTTGTGCAAATGCTGTTGTAATAATTTGAGTTGCTTCATCAAGAATAACAATATCACCAGTACTTGATTCAAGCGGGTTAATACCTTCAGCTGTAAAGGTTATAATACCATCTTCTTCAAGTTGTACTAATCCAGCATAGTGAAATCCTGCAGGGTGTGCAAATCTTTTATAAAGAGAAGACCAATCAGATACTGATAAACCAGTTTTTATAAGAACAGAAAAAATCTGATAAACAGAATTATTCTGGATTCTATTTTGATATTCATATCCAATACGTCCTTGAGTGCCATCAGGCCTAATCCCACCAACGTATAGAAGTTCATCTTTTGGGTATTCTATTGTGGCTTCTACGCCATAGAAACCTTTAAAGAATCCTTCAGTTGCAACAAGCGAACCTTTTGATTTATAAAAAAGCGGTAATAATTTTGCCATCAATCTTGGATTTTGGAAGAAGGATGATGACTGTAAACCATTACCAGTCTCTTTAATTAATTCGTCAAGATATGTTTCCTGTGCCTGGGAAGGATCTCTTGCGGTAAAAATATTTGATATTTCTTTATGGAAAGCGTGTGCACCATCACTATCTAAATATTCATAGTAAAGATCTAGAAGTTTTGTTAAAGAACCAGAATCTACACCGTATTCTGATTGGAAATACTCAGGCAAAAGTTGCGATACGGCTGGTACGTCTAGCCTAAGTTTTCTTCTATCTAAATCTTCGAGTGAATGTGTCATGTGTAAGATATAACGGATGGGGTTTCTTGATTATCAACCACTGCCTTTGCGGCTGATACACTATTGTCGATTGCAAGTATGTAGCTTCGAAGAGGTCGAATAGTACTTTCATTTGCGGGAGTAGCTGTAATTTTCATTTCGCTACCTGCAATTGCTGTTGGATTAAATCCAACCAAATTAACTGTGCCTTTAGCCTCATCATAAGTTCCAATATTATCAACCAATGTTACGCCACTAGTAGCATTACAAATTTCTAAAATGTTGCTACTGAATCTGTTTTTGATTTGCGCATCTTGGCCATCAAACGTAAAAGAAGAGCTTGTTACTCTATAAAGTACATCGTCAGGTGATGCCAAAGCAACTGGGAAAGCAACCGTATAGTTTACCGTAGAATTTACAGTTGGTGTAAATCTTTGTTGTAGTTTAATTTCCATTTTAGAGTTAAGAATAGCCGGTGATAAACTATCAATATCAGTTAATATATTAGACTTTCTAAAAGTAGCATCAAAAGTAGTAAGATTATTTGTAAAATAATTAGTAATTGTTTCTTCAATTAAGTTTTCAGTTGCTTCTGCTGTTAAGTTTGTCTGATCGGGGTCGAAATTAAATGATGTAGTAACTTCTAAAAAAGTAGTTGTCGGGTCAGTGTATTCTGTATCGATCGACATAATAGCTAAATTTTCTGTTAAATTCGAAATAATATTACCTTTTGTTTCCGTTTTAACAGCTTCAGTTACATTGTCTTTAAAATTTAAACTTACATAAACCCTACCGTAAATAGGAGGTATATTATCATTACCTCCCCAAGCAGCAACATCTTTTAAAACAGCTGAATAATTTTCAAGAATAATTGCTTTATAATCTTCGGCAGTAACCATTCTCTGTTGCGTTGCAAATCCAATTGGCGCATTTACTTTAATTGAATCGAGAGATTCTTTTTCAGCACCAGCAGCTGCTTCGGAAACTAAGGAAGCAGTAACAGTATATTCACCTGAAATAGAACTATCAAAATCAATATTTGTTGTTGAGAACGTATCGGCACCATTTGCATCTGCTCCGCTACTTGCTAAATATTCTACAACAATTTTGTTTCCTGCTGCCGGCGCCTTGCCTAATATAGTGCCATCACTAAATGTAAGTTCGTAATATCCATTTGGTATTTCTCTAATAATGTACACAGTTGAAGCTGAATCAATACGTATTGCTGCATTTACATTCGTATAAGAATCGAATGTGGAAGATGATACAGTATCAAATACGTTAACTGAAACAGTTGCGGTATCAATATCTTCGTCAGGTATTACATAAACCTGGTTTTCAGAAGTTTCACCAACAAGAAAAGTTTTTGTTTTTTGTTCACCTTCGGTAACTGGTATTGAAGTTGATCCCGCCGAAGTTGTAAATGAAAAGTTTCCAGACCCATCATTTGTTGCCGTGTATTGTTCTGTTGTTCTAAAAGAATAGGTTGTTCCATCAACATCTGCAGTAAAGACTGAATATTTTGGCAAGGTCAATACGGATGTAGATGCATCACTTGATGAAACCGAAATAGTAATTGTTGCAGTTGCGCCAGTCTTAGATCTTGGATAGTAGCCTAGATTTTCTGCATGTTGAACTACAGACGATCTTAACTGTGATGAATTAAGGAACGATTCATTTACACCAAAGTTTGCTACCAGACCATTCAAATGTGTGTTATATGCTAACACATCTAAAATATTTGATAGACCGCTTGCTTCAAAATTATAATCACTAAATTCAGACTTAGACTGGAAGTAGGTTTTTAAACTATTCTTAATCGTATTAAAATCTAAATCAGAACTGCTAATTGTAGTTGTCGTTGCCATTTATCTTAACCTTGTAAGTGATACTGTTACTTGTTCAATTGTGTCAGTACTTAAAACTTTAAATTTAACAGTAATATTTACTGTATATTGATCTGGTACATTTACCGCATCTACATCTATTACTCTTGCTCTTGGTTCTACCCTTGCTAGTGTAGATACAATTGCATCTTCAACTTCGAACCGATCGAAATTGGTATCAAGATCAAATAGGAATCTATTGAGACCTGCACCAAAGTCTGGATTAAATGGCTTTTCTAATCTACTTGTAAGAAGTACATTTTTAACGGCTTGTTTTACTGCGCCAGCATCTGTCTTTTTAAATATCTCTCCTGATGCTTTTTTGGCAAAAGATAAGTCAATATCCTTATACGTACGCTTTTGCGAAGTAATAATGGATTTGGTTGCGAGGTTACCATCCTCGATTGAAAATGCTCTTGTTGCCATTTAAAAACCCTTTGGTCTATTTATACCTTTATTTTATGCTAATATTCTTTCAATTGTAAAATACGTGCTTCTATCTTCACCACTACCAATTCCTGGTAGATTATCGTTTAGATGTGTGTTATCATCTGCAGCATCAATATCAGCAAAGACATCATAGGCAGTACCTGTGTCCGTATTTACATATGAATAAAATTGAATATAATCACCAACTTGGCAGTTATCAATAATATATACGTTTTCTGTAACATCAGAAGTATCGTTAGATCCATTATAATGTCTATGAACACTAAATGCTAATTGGGTTTCTATGCCGCTTCTTGTCCTTGTTACACAAATTCCGCTATCTCTAGTGCTATTTGATTCACCATCAACACCTAAAAATGCTTGGGCATATATTCTATAATATCCAGCTACAGGAATAGTATATCTATCATCTGAATTATCAAATCCGGATTTAGTATCAATAAGTGCAGAATCAAATTTCATCTTATTCCATTGTTGTTCAGTCAAATTGTTTTGATCGCTCGTCATAACAATATGAGCCAGCACTGAAATAGAACTATCTTGACTAACTGGAGAGCCTAATGTTACATTACCGCCAGATTCTCTGGATTCGATTCGGTCTACTTTCAATATTGATGTCATTGTGCAATCTCCTTAATACACCAAGTAGATACTCCTACTTCATAACCACTAGCTTGAACACTGCCTCCACTTGCATTAGATGTACGGTTAATTCGATATGTACGGTCTGCGTTATCAGCAGTATTAGTAAATATCATTTGATAAGTTCTAGTTGTTGTTGAGTTTGGTTTATCAAAATACATAATTCTTGATAATCTATTGGTGGAATTGTTGTCTCCGTCATAGAAATCTGATAGAAACGTGTTTTGTTGGTCTCTTGTTCTTGTGTTATTATATCCTTCATATCCAGATCTTCGAATTACTGTAGCAGTACCAGATACATCTTCTCCAATCAACCAGCCACTGTCATGAGAAGTAGGCTCACCATAAATTTGTAATTCCCATACAATTAAACTATTAGAAAACTGAGGGGTTATCGTTGTATCAAATGGAGTAACGTGAACCAACCTTCCAAATTCACTGTGGTCGCCAGCAGCCAATCCAGAAGAAGAAGTAGTAAAACTTTCTATCCCATCGTATCTGTAATAATGCTGTTGTATTGTTTGACCAGCATAATACTTACGGCTACCATCTTCCATTAATACAGTATCACCCGAACTGTTTCGGATTGTATCAACTGTTAAATTACTTGCCATTGTTTACTCCGTAGTTATCAAAGGTGCATCAAAACTAACTTGTGTATTATCAGCACTTAATTCATCTATAATTAAAGTTGCAGTTC